TGGATGCGAAGTCTCAGTTGGAAATGTCAATGCCTAAGCCAGGGCCCAAGACAGATCTTGCAAAGCTGATTGAAGAACGAAACCGGTTCCAACCCGGAACATCTGAATACAACTTGTACACGCAAGCAATCACCAAGGCGACAACTCACACCCCAGGTACGCAAGTGAATGTCTCAACTGGGACGGAAAAAAAATACGGAGAGGCATTTGCCGGAAAAATGGCTGACTCCGATGCTGCAAAACTTTCCGTTGCTGAAAATGCTCCGCAAGTTGCTGCAACGTCTGACAGAGTGCTGGATATCTTGGAAAGCGGCAAAGTTATTACAGGAACCGGAGCAGATTTCAGGCTGCAACTAGCAAAAGCATTGAATCTTGCCGGTAACACAGATGCAGAGCGTATTAGAAATACTGAAATTCTTGGTTCATCTTTAGCCGACACAACACTAGGCTCCATTAAAACATCCGGATTGGGAACGGGCCAAGGGTTTACAGATAGAGATCGTGAGTTTTTGGAAAAAGCAAAAGCTGGCAAGATCACATTTGATGCAGGATCACTCAAAGAGCTTGCACGTCTAAGCCGCCTTGCTGCTGAGAAAAGCGCAGAATCTTGGAACAAACGAGTTCGGCAAATACCAGCTTCTGCGCTTGAAGGCACTGGTGTTGCAATCGAACCAATTGTTGTGCCAAAACGTGTGCGAAGCGCTGCTAACATCCCTCCTGCCGCAGTTGAAGCACTTAAAGCTGGCAACGGAACCGCTGAACAATTTGATGCAATTTTTGGCGCAGGGTCAGCCGAAAAAGTTCTTGGTAAGGGGAAATAAATGGCAGAAGCAATGGCAGAGAATCCGTTTGCTCAGTTTGCTAAAAAATCGCAGACACCTGCAAATAACCCGTTTGAACAGTTTGCTCCTGCTTCAACCGCTAGTGGCATCCCAGGGCCTCGCCAAAATTACAACTTGGCTGATGTTCCTATGCAAGCGATTAAAAATGTTCCAGAAAGCGCTGGCAAATTCGTTGGTGGTGTAATTCAAGCAGTGACTAGCCCTGTGGAAACTATTGGCGGCATTCTTGATATTGCTAATGGTGCAATACGAAATTCATTACCACAAGGCGTTGTAAATTTCATTGATAAGTTTGACAAAAACCCGGAGGCTACGCAACGAGCAGTAAATGCTGCCAACGCCGTCGGGGGCATGTTCAAGGATCGTTACGGCAGTTACGAATCCATAAAACGGACATTTGCTGAAGACCCTGTTGGCGCTGCCGCCGATCTTTCAACTTTATTGACAGGTGGGGGATCTGCTGCAACCAAGGTGGGAATGGCTAGAACAGGGGGTGCCTTAACTAAGGCTGGTGCAGTTATTAACCCAATGGCGCCAATTGCGCCGATTCTTGAGCAGCCGGTCAAACTTGCCGCGAAAGGGGTTGGTGCGGTCTACAATGCACTTGATCCAAAAGCCGCAGCATATCTTGCAGCAATAGAGGGCCGAGGACAAGAAGTTGTAAACGCATTGCGCCAGCCTTCAGAAATTGTGCCTGGGAGTTTGCCAACTGCGGCACAAGCCGCTTCTCCTGTAGGCGTCACGAAATTCTCAGCACTTGGTGAATCTGCTGCAAACACTCGTTCAACACCGTTTTACAAACGAGGTGAGGAGCAAAAAGCGGCGCAAATTGCAGCCGTTCAACAAGTTGGAAAGACTCCAGCGGATCTAGCAGCAGCAGAAGCTACGCGCAGTTCTACCGCTAGCTCTTTGTATGGGATATCCAAAAACACTTTAGTCCCGACAGACTCTACGTTGACGACGTTGCTTGAGCGTCCATCAATGAACAAAGTGATGGCTAGGGCCGAAGCTCTAGCAAAAGAACGAGGGCAACCCTTTCAAGTTGGTAAAAACCGACCTGCGGAGACAATCCCTTCTACTATTTTGGATTCTTCTGGAAACCCAATCGGTTCAACTCAAATACCTGCTGAAGTTGCGAAATACCCAGGGAGCAGTCTTCACGCAATGAAGATGGCTTTTGATGATTTGATTAAGAACCCGGAAAGATTCGGCATTGGTTCTGCCGAAGTCTCTGCAATTAAGTCAACTAGATCAGAGTTTCTTAACTGGGTTGAAGACAAGGCCCCAAGTTACAAAACAGCACGAGAAACTTTTGCCGCGCAAAGCAAGCCAATAAACCAGATGGCAGTTGGTCAATTTCTTGAAGGCAAATTAAAACCAGCTCTGGGTGAAGAATCAGCGCGGCTTCGTGCAACAGGGTTCGCTGGAGCAATGGAAAACGCACCTGGAACCATCAAAAGAGCCACTGGTGAAGCTCGATTTGAAAAGTTATCCGAAGTTCTCACGCCGGATCAACTTAAAATTTTAGAGGATGTCAAGTCGGATTTGGCCCGTTCTGCCGCAACGGAGCTTCAAGCAAAAGCAGCTCGTGGGTCTGGGCCAAATGTTAACTTGCTTGGGACTGAGGCAATGGCTGGCGCTCGTTTTCCAGGATTTATCAACAATGTAACAACTTTAGCCAACGATATTCTGCGAAGAATGAAAGGTAGCTTGGATCAGAAGTTGGCAATTGAGTTGGCAACTGAAATGTTAGACCCTGCATCTGCTGCGACAGCAATTGAAAAAGCAATGGCACGTCAAGCAAAAGGCCAAAAATTGGCTGACCCATTCCAAAAAGCTGGCAGATTCTCATCCAAAGTTTTGCGTACTCCTGCCGCTGTTAACATGCTTGCTCCGCAGCAAGAAGTTCAAAATTCATTTGTTAAAGAGTAACCAATGGAATCTCAATTCATCTTCAACATTGCCGTCAGCGTAGCTGGCTTCTTCGGTGGTTGGATCTTGAGCCACATCTACCGGGCCATTGAACGTTTAGACACTGACATCAGGAACATGCCAGCCCGGTATGTTCGACGGGATGACTACAGAGATGATATGGGTGAAATTAAGACGCTGCTGGGCAAGATCAGCGACAAATTGGATCACAAGGTAGATAAACCATAATGCTTACGCTCATCAGCACCATCTGCTCATTCTTGGCTGGCGGCTTGCCAAAGTTCTTGGACTTCCTCCAGGATCGAAACGACAAGCGGCAGGAACTTGAGTTGACTAGGATGCAGATTGAGCGTGAGTTGCAATTGCGCAAACTGGGATTTGACGCCCAGGCCAAGTTGGAGGAAATACGAAGTGTGCAACTTGAAATGGAAGCAGCCAATCAGCAGATTCAGGCCCGCATCGGTGCCCAAGTTGAGGAAACCAAATCCATCTACGCACACGATGTGGCCTTGCAAGACGGCACCAGCGCATGGGTCAGGAATCTACGCGCTAGTGTCAGGCCCACGATAACTTACGGCTTCTTTCTGCTCTTGGTCTTGATTGACATTGGACTATTCGTGCATGGCGTGAGGGTTGGTGCCTCGTTTGATGCTCTGGCCGTGCAGCTCTGGGACGAAGGCACTCAGGCGCTGTTTGCCTCGATCATAGCCTTCCATTTCGGTGGTAGAGCCTTCGGGAAATGAAGATCTCCAAAGCAGGGATTGACCTCATAAAACACTTTGAGGGAGTCCGGCTCAAGCCCTATAAGTGCCCGGCTTTGCTTTGGACTGTTGGCGTTGGGCACGTCCTGTACCATGATGAGCATTACCTCTCAATGGATGGGCGACGGCATTTCCCGCTGAAGCCGGAGCATAAACGTAGTTTCACCGAGGCTGAAGTCAATGAACTTTTACGAGACGACCTTTATCGTTTTGAATCGGGCGTGGAAAGACTATGCGGAGCAAACCTGCCGCAATGTCAATTTGATGCTCTGGTTAGCTTCGCCTTCAACCTCGGATTGGGTGCGTTGCAAAGATCAACCCTCAAAGCAAAACTGACCCGAGGCGACATTCAAGGCGCAGCGGATCAGTTCCTTAGGTTTAGCAAAGCAGGTGGCAAAGTCTTACCAGGCTTGCTTCGGCGAAGAGTTGCTGAAAGAGTCTTATTTTTAAGCCTGCAAGAAAAGCCCAAAAAAGATTAATAAGGTAAATCCAAAAACTATAAGCCAAGCAATGATTGCCAGCATACGGGCCTCAAAAGACCTGTCGCAGTTGCAACTCCTGCCTTGGTAACAGTTGTTGCAGCTCATATTTCTTGCCCTTGTAAGCGTTTTGCCACCAACTGAGCGTACCCAGCTATGTCAATCCAGTTGTCGTCGTAGTTCTCATCGCCATTTACGATCCTGGCAATCTTGTGGCAAATCATGTCTAGGGCCTCCATCTGGTCGGCTTGGAGCAGCTTGCCTCGGCGCTTAAGATGGATGTTGATTGTGAATTTAAGGTCTTGAGAGACCTCAGCGTGTTTGGCAAAGACCCCGTACCGGCTGCCTCGTTCCTGCAATGTCTCGTCAATGTCTGCCACGGGTTTTCCTTTTGATTGATTCTGCCAATAGCCAACGGGATCCGAGCATTCTTACCGCTCTGACCCACTGGCGCTGATTGTGCCGGTTCTGACTGCGCGGCACTGTCTGTACATTCCACAACTGTCGAACAAGTTTTAGAGCAGTTGTGTTCATAAATGCCTGTATTTGATCGGTGTGCCAAGCTGAAATACGCTGTTCACCCTTTTTGATTTCTTTGCCTTGTACCTGCGCTGGTTTTCTGCGGGGGATGGTACTGGCGCTGGCTTATCCTTTTTGTCCCCAATTGCGTAAATCGCTCTCGGATACCGCCTAGCCCCTTCTGCATCTACAGTCCAGCCAAAGATATAAACTCGCTTGGGCTTTGTCACGCTGGCCCTCATGAGACGGCCAAGAATTGCTCCGCTCTTGATTTTTGTTGTCCCAATTGCGGCGCATATTTCAACCGTTGTCATTGGCCCAAGTTCTGCCAGCGCCTTGAGCATTTCTTCCCCTCTGCCCCATTTCTTTTCCATCTTTTCCATCTTTTTCCTTTAAAAATGGCGGGGGCGCTGGGCGCACCCAGCTTACCTCTACGAGACCCCCAAAAACTTACAGCATCTTGTCAATTATTTTTTCCAGAATGGAGTTGCGATGTTCAATGATGTACTTGCCAACTTGCTCGGCAGTCATTTTGTTCAAGTCAAACTGCTCGCAGGCCCAGAGCACTTCACCGCCGTCAATGGCATTGTTGTCCATAGCCTCAAGAGCGTATGACCTTATCTCTTCGTAAGCGGCCTCGTTTGCTTCTTGGCGCTTGAAATAATTGTTCAGATCGGTGTCGTTGGAGCAAAACATTTGGAGTCCTTCCGGTCGTTTGGTTGCGATGTGTGTATTGTGCAGAGACTACATTGCATTTTCAATTACTTTATGAAACGGCTTTACAACAACGTCGTTTTCCCGCCCTCTCCCGGCTAGCAGCTCACGCATTCTTGCTTCTGTCTTGATGTGACATTGCAACATCGTCCTGGCGGGAAGGGTGCGGATTGCTTCTGCGTAGTCCTCCAGCACAGCTCGGATAGCGGCAATGCCTTCGCCATTCAGCCTCAAGACTTTGTGCGTCTTGTATCGCTCTCCAGCCTCTGCTAGGGCCCTTACAGCGTCATTCAGTAGCCCGCTAGCATCTAAGCACGCGCCCATTTCCGTCAAGGTCTCCATCATGTTCACAGCATCTGAGCAAGCGATCCAATCATGGAAAGTTGGATTCTCAGACTGTTCTAGCGACCTCAGCCCCTCGTACATCCTCAGCAGTTGCCACTGTTGTTTTGCTGCTGGCATCGGATCTGTGCCGCTTGCCATCAACATATCCCAGTGCGTGTAAGTCGCTCTTGCTTGCTTATGCTTTCTCATTTTTGAACCCCATGATTTGATTCTTTGCATCCTCGGCGCCCTTGCTGACAATAACAAGATGGCCCACTCCGCGCAGGTAGGCTATCCAGTCCGTTTGCTCTGGGCTGACAACACCACCTTTCTGCCTCTTCATCTCAACCCACATCAGCCATTCGGGGATGAAAAGATCCGGCACCCCAGATGTAACGCCCTCCACCTTGAGCCTAGCGGCTGTTGTGATGCTCCTGGCCCCCCCGTTTGGGATGGCAAAGATCCGGACGCCTTTGTGAGTCTGACGAAACCACTTCACAAATTCTCGTTGCTCAAAGTGCTCGCTGGGTGTTTCATTCTTCGCCATTGATTGCTTTCTGTATGCGATCCATCTTCATCTGAAGATCCACCAATTGATAGAGCGCAGATCGATAGCCTTCCCAAGCTTGCTCGGCTCGCTGTCGCTCTGCCTCTAGCAGCTTGGACATACGCTCAAATTGAAGTTGCTCTCTCTTGTTCAAAATGGCACCTCCTCAATCCATTCCGGGCATTTGTTGAATGAATGTGTGAATTCCCCGGGTGGCTGCAAGTCAAAAAGAGCGCACCAGCCCACCTCGTTGTAGTTGTCGCAGGTGTGACAGCACCTCGGCACGGGCTCTTTTTTTCTGGCTCTGAAAAGAATTACAGCTTGTGGTTCTGGCGGTCTCATTTCCAATCCCTTCGAATTACTCTGAAGAATTTGCCATCCTTTTTGTATTCAACCAAGGCGGGAGGACGTGAGCCCGCCATTGATTTCACTGCTTCATCTAGTCCTTGCGCATTCGTTTCGACTCCCGCTTGCCTGGCGATCGTCACAAAAGTCTGAGCGGCCTTCTGACCTGCGTAACCGTCGTGCAGCACCGGCAGGTACTCAGTCACCGGCGGATCGCTCAGGCCCCCGTAATACGTCACGGCGAGCATTTCCTTTCCACTTGTGCGGCCTAAGTGTTTGCGCCAGTTCCAACTCGTTACCTCCAGTTCCAGCCCCTGGATGCCCATGATGTCATCCATGTGCAACACCAATTCTTTCTTCGCTGGCGGCGGGAATTCGTGACCGCAGGCCGGGCACTTCAATGCCGATATCGCACAAAGCTCGTCGCAGTTCTCGCAAACTTTCACCGGTGCGTCACCCTCCCCTGAACCTGCCTTCTTCGGTGGCTGCACGTTGGTTATCGGGCCATGCGTACTCACCACACCGGCGAAATCGAGCACCAGGCAATGGTCAGTGTGGCTCTTTGGGCGCATCCCTCGGCCTGCCATTTGAACGTAAAGGCTTGCCGACATGGTGGGGCGCAACATGGCAATCAGGTCAATGTCCGGATAGTCAAAGCCTGTCGTCAAAACATTGGCGTTGGTCAATGCCTTAATCTTGCCTGCTTTGTAACGGGCCAAAATGCTTTCGCGCTCCGCTTTCGGCGTATCCCCTGTTACGCACTCCGCAACGATGCCATAGGCGTTCAGCGTATCGGCAACCGCCTGGGCGTGCTTAACCCCGGCGCAGAAAAACAGCCACGCCTTACGATCACCCGCCAAATTAACAACTTCTTTAACAGCAGAAATGTTGTTCAAGTCTGTATTAACAGCGGCTTGAAGCTCTGCCTCAATGTACTCGCCACCCCTCTTGTGTACGCCTGTCGTATCAAGTTTTGCGTCTGTCACTTTGCTGCGGAGCTTTGACAGGTGCCCCTTGTGAACCAACTCCTCGATGCTTACGGGTTCAATCAGATCATCAAAGATAGCGGGCTTGTCCGTGATTAGGCCGTGACCTAGACGGTAGGGCGTGGCAGTAAGCCCCACCACTCGCATTGCCGGGTTGATAGCTTTCAGCTCGGCCAGCAATGTCCGATAGCCCCCCTCGTCTTTGTGATTTACAAGGTGGCACTCGTCAATCAGCACCAGATCAATGTGGCCCAGCTCCTTTGACTTTGTGCGTACTGACTGTATCCCGGCGAAAGTAATCGGCTCACCGAGTTGCTTCTTTCCTATGCTTGCGCTATAAATACCCATTGGCGCCCCAGGCCAGTGGAGTCTCATTTTCTCCGCGTTTTGCTCAATCAACTCTTTCACATGGGTG